CCAGAGCCTGCTACAGAGCCAGCACCAGAGCCTGCTACAGAGCCAGCACCAGAGCCTGCTACAGAGCCAGCACCAGAGCCTGCTACAGAGCCAGCACCAGAGCCTGCTACAGAGCCAGCACCAGAGCCTGCTACAGAGCCTACAGAGACAGTAGAAGGAACTCTTGATAATATAGTGCTTAGACAATTATATGAAGGTGTTTTAGCTGGTGTAATTCCTATTGATGAATACATACGCACGGGAGGTTCTTTTGTTGATGAACTTAGACAGGGGATTCCTGCCAATGAAGTTTACGACCCTGTTGTAGAACCAGAGTTACCCCCTGATGCTGAACTAGATGAAACGGGAGAGCCTGTTGAAGAAGAAGATACAGGCTTTTCCTATGACCCTAGTTTTGAAGAAGATCCCTTTGTTATAGACTTTACAGAAGACCCCTTTACAGACACTACAGACACTACAGGTACTGGCACTGAAGACGGTATAGACGGTATAGACGGTATAGACGGTATAGACGGTATAGACGGTATAGACGGTATAGACGGTATAGACGGTATAGACGGTATAGACGGTATAGACGGTATAGACGGTATAGACGGTACTGATGGCATAGATGGAATAGATGGAATAGATGGCATAGATGGAATAGATGGAATAGATGGCATAGATGGAATAGATGGAATAGATGGCATAGATGGAATAGATGGAATAGATGGCATAGATGGAATAGATGGAATAGATGGCATAGATGGCATAGATGGAATAGATGGAATAGATGGCATAGATGGCATAGATGGAATAGATGGAATAGATGGAATAGATGGTATAGATGGCATAGATGGAATAGATGGCATAGATGGAATAGATGGAGAGCAAGGAGAGCAAGGTGAGCAAGGAGAGCAAGGAGAGCAAGGAGAGCAAGGAGAGCAAGGCGTTCAAGGAATTAGAGGAAAAGCAGCCACACGTACCACAGACTTTCTATTTGGAGACATGCTGAAGATAGAAACACAAGTAGGCTCTACACAAAAGCTTGTACCGTTTAGCCTAGCACCTGTACCAGAGCTTATGCCTTATCAGTATCAGCAGCAACAGCCTCTACAGCAGTTTACACAGCCACGTATGCTAACAAACGAGAGTGGCTTAGAAATTAACATACCACCACGACAATTAACTCAAGAAGAAATACTACAACAGTGGCTAGAGTCACAGAAGGTTTCATTGTAATGACATACTTACAACTCGTAAACAGCGTATTGCGTAGACTCAGAGAAGACGAAGTAACATCAGTTTCTCAGAACAGCTACTCTAAACTTATTGGAGAGTTTGTTAATGACGCTAAACGCTCTGTAGAAGACTCCTACGACTGGACAGCTCTGCGTACTACACTGACTGTAACCACAGACGACACAACCTTTAACTATGTGTTGACTGGTTCACAGAACAGAATGAAGCTGCTGGACGTTATTAACGACACCTCAGACTTCTTCATGCAGTACCGTCCTTCTCGCTGGATGGACAACGCTTTCTTAATTGAGACACCACCTCTAGGCTCTCCACAGTTCTACAGCTTCAACGGTGTTAACGCTGCTGGTGACAACGCTGTAGACATCTATCCTAAGCCTGACGGTGTGTATCAGCTACGGTTTAATGTGGTGCTGCGTACAGCAGACTTCACAGAAGACACAGAAACTCTGGCAGTGCCTTCATCACCTGTTGTGCAGATTGCTACAGCACTGGGTGCTAGAGAGCGTGGTGAGACTGGAGGTACAAGCGCAGCAGAGTTGTTTGGACTTGCTGACAGAACATTGTCTGACGCTATTGCTATTGACGCGTCACAACATCCTGAAGAAACTATCTGGTATTCTTAATGGCACAACAACTACAGAACATTACAGTAGCTGCTCCAGGCTTTTTTGGTCTAAACACACAGGACTCACCTATTGGTGTTGATCCCTCGTTTGCTGCTGTTGCAGACAACTGTGTTATTGATCAGCTAGGTCGTATTGGTGCGCGTAAGGGCTGGGTAGAAGTTTCTACTAATGGCTCTTCTGTACTAGGTACTAGTCGTGGTATAGAGACTGTATACGAGTTTATTGATAACTCTGGCGATAAGGTTGTACTGTCAGCAGGTAACAATAAAATCTTTACAGGAACTACCACGTTAACAGACGCTACTCCTGCTGGGTACACGCCTACAGCTAACAACTGGAAGACAGTAACATTAAATAATCATGTTTACTTGTTCCAAAGAGACCACGAGTACGTGATAGGTACAGACCACGATGGTTCGTTTGTACTGGAAGAACATTCAGCACACTCTCACGCAACAGGTACACCACCAGAGGCTAACGAAGTTTTAGCAGCATACGGTCGTCTTTGGGCAGCAGACATTACAGGTAACAAGCACACTGTCTACTGGTCTGATCTACTTAATGGTCATCACTGGACAGGAGGCACATCAGGCTCGTTAGACGTTACTACTGTATGGCCTACAGGCTTTGACGAGATAACGGCTCTAGCGGCCCACAATGGCTTCCTAATCATCTTTGGCAAGAAGTCTATACTGGTGTACTCAGGAGCCTCCTCTCCAGCCTCTATGACGCTTACAGACACCATAGAAGGGGTTGGTTGCATAGCTCGTGACTCAGTACAGCACACAGGCACTGACATCATCTTCTTGTCTGAGACAGGTGTACGTAGCTTTGGTAGGACTATACAAGAGAAGTCCATGCCTATGCGTGACATTAGTAAGAATGTACGCACTGACTTAATAAACTTGGTGCAGCTCCAGACTAACCCCATCAAGTCACTGTACAGCTCTGAAGAAGCCTTCTACCTGTTAACACTACCTGACAGCAACACTGTGTACTGCTTTGACATGCGTAGGTCTTTAGAGGATGGTTCACACAGGGCTACTACATGGTCAGGTATGTATCCTCTGTCCTTTGCTGTACTGGAAGATGGTGAGATATACATAGGCATCTCTTCAGGTATTGTTAAGTACACAGGCTACATAGACGGTGCTAACAAGTACGAGATGCGTTACTTCAGTAACCCTATGGACTTTGGTAACACCTCTAATCTGAAGTTCCTAAAGAAGTTTAACTTGACTATCATTGGTGGTCAGAACACGCCTACTACACTTAACTGGGGCTATGACTACACAGCTAACTATACTAAGCAAGCCTTTACATTTGGCTCTGCTAACATTGCTGAGTATGGCATAGCTGAGTACAATACCACAGGCGAGTACACCTCTTCTATCCTCATCAACACTCCAAAGGTTAACACCAGCGGTAGCGGTGAGGTAGTAACCATTGGCATAGAAGCAGAGGTCAACGGTGCTCCATTCTCAATTCAAAAAATCGACATACATGCTCTACTAGGGAGACTTATCTAAATGTCTAATTACACTAAGACAACTAACTTTGCTACAAAGGATTCTCTCCCTTCAGGCAATGCTGCGAAGATTGTGAGAGGTACAGAGATCGACACTGAGTTTAACAACATACAGATAGCGAGTGCTACTAAGGCTGATTCAGCTAATGCTACGCTAACTGGAACAACTACCGCTGTAACCTTAGATGTGTCAGGTACATTAACGGCTGGTACAATTACTGGAGGTTCTTACTAATGAGTGATATGAGTGGCGGAACAACAAGCGAAGAAGGAGCAGCTGGAAGTATTTTTGGCGGTATATTTGATTTCTTAAGAAATCCTGGTGTTAACCAAGCACTACGCGCAGGTGGTGAGTATTTCTTAGGCAGAGAAGCCATAGGAGATGTACAAGCTCTAGGTCGTCAAGCCCAAGAAAGAGCAACAGCTTTAGCAGAGCAAGGCCGTGCAGGCGCAGAGTTTAAGCCATACACTGTTACAAGTGGTCTAGCTAACATTGCTACAGACCCTACTGGTGGGTTTGCTATAAACTTGTCACCAGAGCAACAAGCTCTACAGGCGCAGCTACAGGGCCAAGCAGCAGGTTTATTTGGACAGGTAGGTCAAGACCCAGCAGCACAGCAAGCGGCTATATTCGAGCAAATAAGAGCTACACAGCGTCCTGAAGAGGAACGTCAACGTCTAGCACTAGAAGAGCGTATGTTATCACAAGGTCGTCTAGGCTTAGGCTCTGCTGCTTACGGTGGTTCTTCTCCTGAGCTACTGGCACAAGAGACTGCTCGTCAGGAAGCTATGGCACGAGCTAATGTAGGAGCTAGGCAGCAAGCACTAGCAGAGCAGCAGCAGGCTCTAGCAGGTGCTACAGGACTACTGAGTTCTGGTTATACTCCTCAGAGAGAAGCTCTTAATCTTCTTGCTACTAGTCAAGTACCTGCTGGCTTTGCTGACATTGGTCGTAGGACTGGTGCTGAGCTACAGTCACAAGTAGGAAGAGTTGGTTTAGAGACTGGTTTGAACTACGAGAACCTAGCTAACCAGCTACGCCTTGCTCAACAGCAGCAACTACTGGGCGGTCTACTGGGTCAACAGCCTACGTATGCCGAGCAGTTGCAGGCTAAAGAGCTAGGCATTAAATTAGCACAAGGCAGTGGTCTGTTCGGTAACTTGGGCAGTCTATATGATGATGTAGGTGGGTTTTTTGGAAGACTATTTGGGGGTAAGGGCTAATGGCTAGGGATATTGCAGGATTATTAACAGGCATCAGCAGCACACAGCAGCCTGTACAACAAGCTGTGCCTGGCTCTCCTAACTTTTATGGCGAGTTTATGGCAGCTAGAGGCAGAGGTCTACAGCAAGGTCTAGGCCGCTTAGCGCGTGGTGGTGAGCCTTCTACGCAGGAGAGGATACAGGGTGCTATGTTTGAACTAAGCAGCCCTACAGATAAAGCAGGTGTAGCTAAAGACACAGCTACTCGTATAGCAGACCTAACTAAGCTGGCTAGAGTACAACAGGCACAAGGTAATACAGCGGCGGCTGCACAGACTGCGGCGCAGGTTCAGCAGTTGAAAGAGCAGGTACAAAAAGAAACTCAAAAAGAAGCAAATGTCAGTTATGTAGAAACTATGTTTCCAGATAAACCTGAATTAGTTAAGTTAGCTGAGAAAGGTATTAGTATTGCTGAAATTAAATCAATAGGCAGAGGAGAAAAAGATTACGCAGTAGTTGGTAATAGTGTATATATACCTAGTACAGGTAAATTTATACAAGGGCCAAAAACAAAATCAGGCGCTGCTATTAAACCTAATGAAGAATTTAATGAAGATACGCGTCAGAATGAGTTAGTTTGGAGAGACCCTACAGACCCTACAGTGGTGTTAAAAAGAGTAAAAGCTCCTGTAGACACAGCAGGAGTAACAGCTACTGTAGAAAAAATAATGAAAACAAATCGTGAACTAGAGCAAGCAGAAAGAGCAACAGAATTAGAAGCAACTACTTTAGCTAACGAATATGAAAAAATGTTAAGTGATGTAAACAGCGGTATTTTTAAAACTTTAGAAGAAGGTTATAAATCAATAACAGGTAGACAGGATAAGCTAACTTCTATGTACTTAGCGGCTGACAGGCTTAGAGTAGGTAGGGGCGTTAAAAACTTACCTGTTGGCCCTGCTTCTGATAAAGATGTTGCATTGGTTATGCAAGGCGAACTACCTGCTAACGCTGCTCCAGAAGAAATTGTTAGATACGCTAGAGGAATAGCTAAACTTGCTAGGATAGGTAGACAAGATGCTGCTTTAGAAAGCAGTTGGTATGATCGTTATGGTGACGCTAGAGGTTTAAGCTCACATCGAGAAAAAGAACGACTAGAAGAAAGTTTTGCAGGTTTTCCTGAAGGAGCTATAGCAGAACTAGAAGCAGATATGTCTGAGGATGCTATAAAAGAATTTAACGAGGCTTTTCAAGTAGACTATTTAGACATGCGTACTAAACTAGAAAGAGCCAATAAAACTCTTAAAGAACTTAAAAGAGGCTTTTAATAATGGCTAATCGTTTTGATAAATACACAAATCCTACTGACCAAACTGTAGAGCCTAATCTTGCTAACAACAGATTTGTTAAGTACATAGAAGACACAGACAAAACAGAAGAGCAAGCTCAAGTAGAAAGCGGAGAATGGTTAGAAACTGATAACTTCTCTACCGCTATGGCTTTTATGCAGGGTGTTTCTCTTGGTTGGTATGATGAGTACAGAGTAGGTATAACAGCTCTTGCTGAAAGTGCTTTTGGAGATGAGACATATCAACAGGCATACGACAGAAACAGGGCTGAATATGACGCAGTAGCTAAAAGTTTTGAAGAAAGACAGCCTGTTGTTGCTACGGGTGCTGAAATAGCAGGTGCTGTTGTCAGTCCAGTAGCTAAAGTAAAAACTGCCTCAACTATTGGGTCTTTAGTTACTAGAGGAGCAGTAGAAGGCGCTGTTTATGGTGCAGGCAAAGCAGAAGGAATTGAAGATATACCTCAGAAAGCCACAGAAGGGGCTGCTTTTGGAGCAATTGGTTCAGGAATTATAGGCTCAGGAGGTTGGTTGTTAAAACGTAAAGTAGCCGCACCTTTAGAAACAGACGGTGTGTTTACTCCTCTTACTTTAGCAGCTAAAAAAGACAAGCCTTCTGAAGCGTTGTTGCAGTCTTTTTACAGGGATGTTGTTGGGCCTAGCTTTGGCGGTAAAGGGATTATACGAGGACAAGAGGAAGTTATAGTTGCTCCTTTAGCTTTAAAACAAGCTGAAAGAAAGAAAGAACTTAAAAACTTTATTAGAGCTTCTAAAGCTGAAGGTGCTGAAGCGTCTGCTCAGTTAAGTAGAGCAGTAGCTGATATTAAAGAAGCAGGTAAAATAAAAGCAGCAGATGTAAAAGCTCAAGAAGAAATATCTAAAGAAGTTATTGGAGGCAAATATGATAAATTCTTAGGTAGAGACGGAGATATTATTTTCCGTAAAACAGAGCAGTTAAAAAGAAACGTAGAGACCAACAACGACATGTTGCGTTTAGCGGCTTTTGAAAACTCACTACCTACAGGAGCTAAGAAGTTAGACGTTTCTAACGTGTTAGAGTCCTCTACTCCTAATGTTGCTATGCACCGACTTGAAAAACTGTGGCAAAAAGAAGGATTCAGGTCTATTAAAGATATTTCGTTTAGGATGAAACCACAAGAGTTACTTACTCAAATAGAAAAAAGAGTGGCAGAGGACACTACTCTGTCTTTATTGGCAGGTAAGTCTAGTGTTCGTTCTTTAATTGAAGATGGTTTATCAACCTTAAACGCTAAAAGAAATCCTAAAACAGGCAGAGTTAAAGGAGAAGACTTATCAGCTATTAGAAACTCTTTTGGCATGGCTGCGTCTAAAATGTCTGATGAGGGTGGACAAGCCGCTTTAATGCAAGGTCTTTATAGAGAGATACAAAGCGTTATAGACGAAAACATGAAGAAGCAGTTAAGTGGTAAGAGACTAGCTTCTTTTGAAGCTGATTTAACTGGGTGGGCCTCACAGTCTGTTCTTAGAGACGCTGTAACTAAAGCCTCTACAAAAGCAGGAAGACAAGGTAGGTTTACTCCTGATGAGTGGATAACAGCGATTAAAAACAACTCCCCTAGACAAGCAAGAAGAGGAGAAGGGCCGTTACGCGAAGAAGCAGAGCAAATAGCCAATTTAACTAGAAAGCAAGAAGAAGCTGTTGTAACTAATGCTAATACGCTTTCTAAAAAGTTATCTGCTAGGAGAACAAACGAGCTGAAACGAGTTAGAAACAAAGCCATCGCGGAAAAAGCCGCTATATCAAAAGAAACAGCTAGTCTTGAAAGAAACTTACGCAGTAACCCAGAAGCTCCTGAGAAAATAGCAAGGAACATGAAGAGGGAAGACGAGCTAAACGATGCTATTGAAATGGCTAAACAAGAATTAAACGCAATAGCTAAAACAAGAACCTCAGAAACACCTACATGGTTTCAGCAAATGGCCGCTTCAGGTGTTATAGGAGCGTTGTCTGGTCTTAGTGGTTTTGCTACAGGAGGTGGTCTAACAGCCGCAGGTGCGGGATTAACTGGTATTGCAGGAACTGTAGGAACTGCTAGAGCTTTATCTACGCCTACTGCTCAGAAGTTCTTAGCGGGTCAGTTAGGTTTCCAACAAGCTGCTCAAAGAGAATTACAGAGAGAAATACCAATGACAGGTATGAAAGCTGTAGATGTTATAAAAGCATTCCCAAGAGCAGGAGCAGGAATGTTAACATCTGAGTAGTAACAAAAAGCCCTGTGCAGTCATCTACACAGGGCTTTTTAGTACCTACAGAGTCTAAACTATCTCACACGCACCACCTACACACGCTAACTCTTGACTTCCTGTCGTGTTATCCTCTTCCTCGTACTTCTCTAGGTCATTCCAATCCACCCCCTGCGGCATAGACGCTACTAGCTCATCATACTTCTCAGCGTCGATGTCCTCATAAGGAGCTTGTTGATATACATGGTCACTATATGGCAACAAACTA